CCTTTTGCATACTTTACGCAGATTATACATTACGCATTTCTCCGCAGAATACAGAGAGAGAAACGTCAATTAGAAATTAAAAATAAAATTCTTGAGAAGTCAGGATATTCAGAAGTATTTGATGATAGTAATAAGATTGACGGAGATAACTATTCAGACTATAATTCTATTAAAGATGCCGTGCATTCTAAGCTTAGAAATTGATGGATGATATTGTAATCATTGATGATTTTTTAAATGAAGAAGAGTTAGATTATATTTCTTCTTTATCAACTTATAAAGATGATACTTGGAGACCTCATGGTTCTTGTCCACAAGGAAAAGTAATGTTTGACGATTTTTATACATCCTTTTTACAAAAAGATTTAATGGATAATGAATATTATACTTCTTATCTTTTAAAAAAAATTAATAAGACTTTTAATTATAATTACAAACTTGTAGATGTTTATTTGAATGGACATGAGGCATTAAGACATGGATCTTTTCATATTGATGGCAGTGCAGATAGAACAGTGATTCTATATTTAACTCCTTGGAACCCTGCATGGGGAGGTTTTACTCATTTTATGAAATCTGAAAAAGATCATGTTATCATTCCTCCTATATTAGGAAGATTGATAAATTTTAAATCTGACATTATTCATAAAGCATATTCTTTTTGTAATCAAAATTGTCCTATGAGGATAACAGCTGCCTTTAAATTAACATTATGAAGATAGCAATCATAACTGACCAACACTTTGGGTGTCGTAAAAACTCTAAACTTTTTCACGACTATTTCTTAAAGTTTTATAATGATGTATTCTTTCCTACTCTTGAGAAAGAAGGTATTACCACTGTTATTAATATGGGTGATACCTTTGACAGTAGAAAGGGAATTGATTTTGCTGCATTGACATGGGCTAAAGATCATTATTTTGATAGATTAAAACAGATGGGTGTTACGGTTCATACCATTGTAGGTAATCATGACATATATTATAAGAATACGAATGACGTAAATGCAATAGATCTTTTATTGAGAGAGTATGATAATATCCTCATTTATGAAGAAACAACTCCTATAGAAGTAGATGGTTTAAGTATTCTTCTTGTACCTTGGATTAATAAAGAGAATGAAGAAAAGAGTGTGGCAATGATTAAAAAGTCACAGTCTCCTGTGTGTATGGGACATCTTGAATTGAATGGATTCAGAGCCACACCAGGTCATATGATGGAACATGGAATGGAATGGGATATATTTAAGAAATTTAAAAAAACATATTCTGGACATTATCATTGCAGATCAAATCAAGATAATATTTACTATCTTGGTAATCCTTATGAGATGTTCTGGAATGATGTAGATGATGAGAACCGAGGATTCCATTTATTTGATACAGAGACACTAGAACATACACCAGTCAATAATCCATATAGACTCCATAAGATAATATATTACAATGATCAAGATTATCAGTTATTTGATGCAAGAGAATTAGAGAATAAAATAGTAAAGGTAGTGGTAAGGAAAAAGAGTGATCAAGTAAAATTTGAAAAATTCATTGATAAGTTGTATAATGCTAATGTAGCTGAATTGAAAGTGGTGGAGAATTTTATTCTTCATGACGTGGAAGATTTTGAAGCATTTGAATCAGAAAATACCTTATCCATCCTTAATAGGTATGTGGAAGAGGCACAGGTTGATTTAGATAAATCACGTATTCAAAAGATGATACAGGATGCTTATCAAGAAGCCTGTGAGATGGTCTAATGTTTATTCTAACCGTTGAAGGAAAAGAAAAGGAGGGAGCTTATGCTGTAGAGGATGATGTCGGAGCTCAAATTCTTTATCTTTTTGAAGAAGAAGATGATGCACTTAGATATGCTATGATGTTAGAAGATGTGGGGTTTCCCTCAATGAATATTGTAGAAGTTGAAGAAGAGTTGATGATTAAATCATGCACACTTAACGGTTATGAATATGCAGTCATAACAAAAAATGATATTATAGTTCCTCCTCAAAAACATGATCACGTTTGAAAAAATACGCTGGAAAAACTTTTTAAGTACTGGCAATCACTATAGTGAAATAGAATTAAATAATTATTCAACAACATTGATTGTTGGAACTAATGGTGCTGGTAAGAGTACAGTGTTAGATGCTCTTACTTTTAGTTTATTTGGTAAACCATTTCGTAAGATTAATAAAGCACAATTAATTAATGCTGCTAATGAAAAAGATGCTAGAGTAGAAGTAGAGTTTTCTATTGGTGATATTGAATGGAAGGTAGTTAGAGCCATAAAACCTAATATATTTGAGATTTGGAAAGATGGTAATTGTTTAAATCAATTTTCTAATGCTAATGATCAGCAAAAATGGTTAGAGCAAAATGTTCTTAAGATGAACTATAAGTCATTTACTCAGATTGTTATCTTAGGATCTACTAATTTTGTTCCATTCATGCAACTTTCTGCGACGAATAGAAGAGAGGTTATTGAGGATCTTTTGGATATAAAAATATTCTCCTCAATGAATAATTTAATCAAAGATAAAATTAAAATTGTTCGAGATGAAATTAAGACTTTAGATCTTAAGAAAGAGTCTTTAAATGATAAAGTAGAAATGCAAACAAATTGGATTCAAGAATTAGAATCGCAAAGTAAAGGAAGGATAGATGATAATCAACAAAAAATTACTACCTTATTCAAGGAGTCTGAGGATTATTTGTCAGTAAATGAACAATTAGAAAATGATGTATTTGATCTTACCAAAGAGCAAGAAGCAGTAACAGGTGCTACAGAAAAGTTACGTGAGTTAGGAAATCTTAAAGGAAAGATATCCAGTAGAGTAACAACGATTACCAAAGAGCATAAGTTCTTTACAAAGAATACGGTTTGTCCTACATGCACACAATCTATAGACGAGGAGTTCAGAATAAATAAAATTAACGATGCTCAAACTAAAGCTAAGGAGTTGCAATCTGGTTATAAAGAACTAGAAGAAGCAATTAAAAAGGAAGAAGAGCGAGAGCATCACTTCATAACTTTATCTAAGGAGATTACTAACCTAACGCATGGCATTTCTAAAAACAATACTCGTATCTCTGGGTGTCAACGACAAATCAGAGATCTGGAATCGGAGATTCAAGGAATTACCGAACAACTTGCAAACAGAAATACTGAGCATGAGAAATTAGAATCTTTTCAGAACAAGTTAGCAGAAACATATGAGGCATTAGCCTCAGAAAAAGAAACCATTCAATACCATAATTTTAATTATGGATTACTCAAGGATGGTGGAGTTAAGTCCAAAATCATAAAGAAGTATTTGCCACTGATCAATCAGCAGGTGAATAGGTATCTTCAGATGATGGACTTTTATATTAACTTCACATTGGATGAGGAGTTCAACGAGACTGTACAATCTCCTATCCATGACAATTTTTCTTATTCCTCCTTCAGTGAAGGGGAGAAGATGCGTATCGACCTAGCACTTCTCTTTACTTGGAGAGAGGTAGCACGGTTTAAAAATTCTGTCAACACCAACCTTCTGATCATGGATGAGGTGTTTGATTCCTCACTTGATGGGTTCGGAACGGAAGAATTCCTTAAGATTATCCGCTTTGTGATCAAAGATGCTAACATTTTTGTCATATCGCACAAGACAGGTATGGACGATAGGTTCGATAGTGTGCTAAGATTTGAGAAAGTAAAAGGATTCAGCAGGTTAGCCTTATGATCGGAATTGTTGGTAATGGTTTCGTTGGAAATGCTGTCTATCAGAACGTAAGGGATAAAGCACCAACCAAGGTTTATGACGTAGATCCTAATAGATCTTTCAATACTCTAGAAGAGGTTCTAGATCAGCAGTACATCTTCATCTGTCTTCCTACTCCTATGAGAATGGATGGTAGTTGTGATCTATCCATCTTGGATAGTTTCTTTGCTGGTATCAAGCAGGAGGAGTATGTTGTTAAAGATACTGTCTTTATCATCAAGTCAACTGTTCCTATTGGAACCACCAAAGCATATGCTGAGAAGTATGAGTTTCTTACTATTGCTCATAACCCAGAGTTCCTTACTGCTAGGAATGCTGTGGTTGATTTTGCCAATGCAGAGAGAACTGTAATAGGTGGAAATCAATATGCTACAAGAGATGCAGCTAATTTTTATTGGAGATACTTTCATGAAACTCCAGTTATTACGATGACCTCTGATGAGAGTGAGGCAGTGAAGTATTTCTCCAATACCTTCTTGGCTTATAAGGTAGCATATTTCAATAAGATATTTGATATGTGTGAGAAGGTGGGGATGGATTATAAGAATGTGGTAGAGGGTGTGACTGCTGATAGTAGAATCGGTACATCACATACCAGAGTACCTGGTATAGATGGTGATAGGGGTTTTGGTGGAACTTGCTTCCCTAAGGATATTAATTCTTTGATTGTCCAACTGGAAAAGGAGGACATCAATGCTGATATGTTCAGGGAGATCTGGAAGTATAACCAAGAGATCCGTACTGTTATTGATTGGACGGTAACATGAAACTAGAATTTTATGAAGGTAAGAAAGTATTAATCACAGGACATAAAGGTTTCATAGGCAGCCACTTATGGAGTTTTATTCAAGAATCTAATGGATATGGTGAGTGGCACAATGAAAGACTTGATCTTTATGGTTTGGATTTTCCTGATGACATAGGATTCTTTAAACCAAAAGAAAAGTATGATTATGTTATTCATCTTGCTGCCTTTGCTGCTCTTCGAGAAAGTTTTGAAGATCCTGATAGGTTCTGGGAAAATAATGTAGAGAAGTCCAAACCTATCTTTGATTATTGTGGGGAGAATGATGTAAGGTTAATTTATGCTAGTTCTGCTGGAGCTCATGGGTGGTCTCAAAACCCTTATGCTATTACCAAGAAGGTAAATGAATTACAAGCACCACCTAATAGTGTGGGTATGAGATTCTTTAATGTATGGGCTGAGGAGGGAAGTAGACCTGACATGCTATACAGGATGCTTCAAGAAAATACTGCCAAGTATATTACTAGACACTATAGAGATTATATCCATGTCTATGATGTGGTAACGGCCATATGCTTACTGATGGACTCTAATTTCAGAGGACACCTTGATGTTGGATATGGAGAAGCAATTCCTGTTATGGATATAGCAAAAGCAATGGGACGGCATTTGCCTATCAAAGAGGACACACCAGGCGAACCAGACAGTTTATGTGCTGACACAAGGGAGTTGCGTCAATTAGGATGGTATCCTACAATAAATATTATGGATCATCTTAAGAACAATGACCCCAAATTGGCAACATCATTCTAAGAAGGAGAAGAAACGTACTCTCAAACCACAGGCTCTACGTGCTGCAAGGAAGAGGCGTGGACAGTTGATAAAG